ACAAGGTGCACTTAATCTGTCTAACACAGAGATAGCGAACCAAGAAAGCCGTTGGGCGAGTGCTGGACGAACACTGACGACTGCCAGTGACAATATGCGTACAGCAGGGGAGAAGATGTCCAAAGCTGGAAAAGGCTTAACAGTTGGTGTTACGATGCCGATCGTTGGAATAGGCGTAGCAGCTGTCAACTCTGGTATGGAGTTTGAAGCTCAAATGAGTAGAGTAAAAGCAATTTCGCAAGCTACAGGGGGAGAATTTACACAACTCAATGACTTAGCCCTTAAACTTGGAGCAGATACCGCCTTCAGCGCAAAGCAAGCAGCAGAGGGAATGGAAAATTTAGCGAGTGCTGGATTTAAAACTAATGAAATCATGGCAGCAATGCCTGGTATGCTGAATCTTGCTGCAAGTGGTGGGATAGATATTGCCACAGCTTCTGATATCGCGGCTAGTTCACTAAGGGGATTTGGACTCGAAGCAACCCAGAGCGGACATGTTGCTGATGTATTAGCCAAAGCAGCGGCAGATACAAACGCAGGCGTAACGGACATGGGCGTGGCATTGAAGTATGCAGGACCTCCGGCACATGACTTGGGTATGTCTATAGAAGAAGTTGCGGCAAGTATTGGGATCATGTCAAATGCCGGAATCAAGGGAGACATGGCAGGAACGACATTAAGGGGATCGTTGATTTCATTAGCAAGTCCGAGTAAAGAAGCGGCTACCTTAATGAAAAAAATAGGTTTCGACGCTTTTGACGCTCATGGTAAAATGCTACCGTTTAATGAAGTCATTGGTAAGTTGCAAAAATCGACCAAAGGACTTTCTGATGAGAAAAAAGCGGATGCATTAGCAACTATATTTGGCAAAGAATCGCTTTCTGGAATGATGGTCTTAATGGAGGCTGGCCCAGCTAAACTTGATGAACTGACGAAATCATTTAAAGGCTCAGACGGAGCAGCAGCGGATATGGCTAAGACTATGTTGGATAACGGCAAAGGATCGCTTGATGCTATGAAGGGGTCCATTGAGACAGCAGCTATTAAGTTAAGTACGGTACTTGCGCCGACGATTAAACAAGTTGCTGATACTGTCACTGAGATGGCGAATAGGTTTGCTGACTTAAGTCCAGCGACGCAGGAAACAATCGTAAAGACATTAGCATTGGCGGCGGCGTTAGGCCCAATCGTCTTGGTTGGTGGTAAAGTTGTCGGCGGTTTGGGATTAATTCTTAAAGGTGTTGCAGGTGTATCTAGGGTAATGGGGCTCGCAAGTGTAGCTGCTGAAGGAGCAACAGTGGGCGTTACTGGATTGGGTACAGGTGCGGCGGCAACGACATTACTTTTGAATCCTATTACACTTGGAGTAGTAGGACTTGGAATAGCGGCGGTAGGAGTTGGCATAGCACTCAATCAAAAAGTTATTCCAGCAGTAGACCTATTCGGCGGCCAGGTATCCAAGGCAACTGAAAAAGCGGTAACAGCCTATATGGATTTGAATAATAAAGCTGGGGTTTATCTCCTATCCTTTCAGGCTAATAACACCACGATCACAGAAGCGATTGCAGCTGAAACGGTTGGAACCTTTGAGACAATGGGAGCGCAGATCAAGGCAGGGAAAGATAAGCATTATGCTGAGGATCTTGCAACTTTGACCAAATTCTTTACAGATGAAGGAACCTTAAACCTAATGGATTCACAGACTACCCTTGCTAATATGAAAAGAAACCACGCCGAAGGTAGCGCAGAAGTGGATCAATCGCTAAAAGATATAGCGGCGATCATTAAAGTTGCAAAGGATCAAGGCAGAGCATTGGAGCAATCCGAACTAGACAAAATAGCCGCGATAAAAGCAAAAATGGAGACCCAGGCGGTTAATGCCTTAACTAGCTCAGTGAATGAACAGAATGTTATCTTTGAGAGGGCTAAACTTCAAGCCACTAATATTACAACCCTACAGGCAGCAGAAGTGATTGCGGCGAGTGCTAAACAACGTGATGAGACGATCAGACTAGCTAATGATGCAAAGCAAAAGGTTGTAGATTCCATAGCCAGGCAACGTGCTGAGGGCGTTCCAATCTCAGACGATCAAGCCAATAAAATGATTGCATCTGCTGAGAATACAAGGGCAGGAGCAGTCAAGAAGGCAGAGGATATGCACAGTCAAGTAGTTTCTGAACTTGGAAGAGAAAACGCTGATGTAATAACCAAACTCAATGCACAAGATGGTAGTGTTAAGACTAATTGGCAACAACTTGATGGATGGTTTGCAAATAATCCAATAACACGTTGGATAAAAACTAAACAAGGTGCAACACCATCGGGCACAACCTATGATGATGTTGGTAATCCAGTCGCTAAAAATGCTAGTGGGACTAACTATTATCCTGGTGGGCTTACGACAATGCACGAAGAAGGGTACGAGATCTACGCTCCCCCTAGAGGCACTAAAATCTATAATCATGAAGCAAGTCAGGATATGGTACTGAAAACTGCACAGGAGGTTGCAAAGGGTATGTTAGCCTCCAGTAAAAGTGGCGGGAACGTAACTTTAAAGATTGAAAAATTTATTAACAACAGATCGCAGGATGTTCAAGCCTTCGCAGAGGAATTAGAATTCTATCGAAAACAAGTTGCAATGGGGAGGGGTGGCAATTAATGCCAGAACTATATTTTATATTCAACAATATTTCTAGCATTGATATGCCGATCATGATCAATGAGCTGCCATCCATAACCAAGCCCACTCGGGACATGAATAAAATTGTTATCCCCGGTAGAGACGGCTACTTGACTGAGGATCTTGAAACACATCAAGGGACCATTAAATCTTGCGAGTGTACTATCTTGGACATCGCAGAGGTAGATCAAGTTTTGTCTTGGCTGGATGGCTCAGGTGAGGTTATCTTTAGTAACCAACCAGATCGCAAGTATCAGGCTTGCATAATCAATCAAATACCTTTCACCAGATTTATGCGGAATAAGTGGTATAAATTTATTATTATATTTGACTGTCAGCCCTTTGCGAAGATGCTGGAAAATCCACTTATAACGTTCACTACTGCTGGAACTATCTACAACGGGGGAACGCATAAAAGCAAACCTGCTATAACTGTTTTTGGCAATGGAACGATTGATCTGATAATAAACGACAGCGCGATCCACCTTACCAATGTTGTAGACTACGTCACAATCGACAGCGATCTATTGGATTGCTATAAAGATGCCGTCCTTAAAAACAGCGATATGTCGGGCGATTTCCCTGAATTAGCAGTAGGAGAAAACGTTATTAGTTGGACTGGCACGGTGACGAAAATTGATATATCTCCGAATTGGAGGTGGATGTAATTGATTGGCGACGAAACGCTCATACATTGGGCTAGGCATTATTTTAATAGCGCCGTATTGATTAAAAACCCTTTAGATCCCATTTACTCTGCAAGCGGGAATCCTAATCCTCCTATCGGCGGTATGTTCAGCGGGGCAGACATTATTAATAATAAAATTGCTGGTTCGGTAGACACCCCTGCAACGGCCTGGGCTTTGATCAATATGTGCCGAATCTATAAGCTTACCAAGTATGCTCCGGCTAAAGTTCAGATTAATTCAATTGCAAATTATTTTGTCAATCATTTAATAACTTGTGATTTCTACGGAAGCCTTTTTAAAGCGATGCCGAATGCATACACCTACCAAAGTGGTTCTTTTAGGGCTAAAACAAACATCATCCATATGAGGACTTTTTACCACACCGCATGGGCACTGTTAGAAGCCTATGATATTACCAGGAATGCAAGTTACAAAGAATCTGCAGAGGCATTGCTAGACGGAGCGGCTACATTCTTTTCAAATATAAAAAGCGCTGTAGACCGTCACGAAATATCTCAGTGGATGGACGGCGCGGTTTTTAATGGCATAACTTCGGGTGATGGAATCAGTTTCGAACCAACATGGACGGATTTCGCGAACACAACTTTGGATGTAATCTATTATTCGATTACTAAATACCTAGGACTATTTGGCGATGCGTTAAGAGTTGGTGGAGAGAATATACCTTATCTTGTATCAGACCTTTTAAATAAACATGCGGCCTGGTATAGCACTGCTTATTCCAGCCATGGAATGCGGAACGTCACAGGGAAACTTATTTATTGTTTTTATCACTATGGCTGGGCCGATCAGGTTGCTGGTGATGGGTCATATACTCCAATCGCGCAAAACTGGGACTTCGTAAATGACGTATGGGGACCGACTCAATGGTTTACTGGTGATTTAGAATTCTGGGCAATAAACGGAATGGCCTGTTCGGGAATGACGAGTGAAGCAACGAACTTGTTGAACGAGTATTACGGGATCAGGACCTACATCGCCAACGTGGACGAGATACTTTTCTACGATAGATATAACGCTGATGGTTCAGTATTCATTGCTGATACAAGCATCAGTATTACATTTACCTCTTTGTTTTATAAGCTGTGCAATAAGCTAGGGGTTACGACTTACAACTCTAGGTTGCTTGCAACATTAAAGACTTATATGTTAAATAATCCATCGGCAATTACAGACGGTGGGTTTAGCTGGGACGTAAGTACACCAAATCAAAATCTCGAATCAAAAACTTTAGGCGAGATTATTGACGCTACGGCAAATGATTTTGTGATCACAGATTACTCACTCACAAGTATTCCCAACGAAAAAAACATTAGGCTATACGAAAAAAGCACCACTGACTTTAGTAATAATGGGATTGGGGTTTTGGGTGATTGTATTTCCTGCATTGTTACAGAGGAACTGAATGGCCGACTCGACCTAGAATTAATTCATCCAGTAGATCCACGAGGTAAGTACAAGTCGCTGAATGGATTTAACATCGTTAAGGCAGGAGGTCAGTTATTTAGAATCGATACCCCTGAGAATATCCAGGATTCAGGGAAGAGTGTAAAGGTCCACGCCCTCCACGTTTTCTACGATAACAATTATGGATTCATTGAGGACAGGAGAGCAGAAGTAAAGACAGCAAGTGAAGCCTTAGTTATCGCCCTTCAAGATAACCCTAGCGCCATTGTAGGAGCGTGCGACGTTACAGGTACCAACACGGCATACTTTGTTAAGAACAATCCTACGGAGTCGGTATTCGCCATCCTAGGTAGATGGGGAGGCGAATTATTCAGGGATAATTTCACAGTCGCTCTTAAGAATAACATTGGCTCCGACAATGGGGTTTTAGTTGCTTTTGGTAAGAACATTCTAGGATTTAGTCAACGCTTGGACTTCACGGGTGTAGCTACCAGGATCATGCCAACTGGCAAAGATGGCTGTACTATAGATTTAGTAAACGGAGGGAGCAAATATCTTAATTCGCCACTGATTAATAATCCAGCCTATCCGTTTGTGATTACCAGAGAAGTGAAGTTTCCTGATCTAGTCGATGCCACAGAGTTAAAGAATGCCGGGCTTGCGCTATGGGGAACGATAGACATTCCAGCGACTAACTACACAGTAAAGTTTGCAGAGTTACGTAAAACCACTGAATACGCGAGCCTCAAGGCATTGGAGACTGTCGGCATTGGAGACACTGTGATCATACGACATTCAGTATTTGGTGTAGATATTAGGGCCGAAGTCATCGTTACTAAAAAGGACGTACTCATGGATAAACTCGTAGAGGTTCAACTGGGTAATTTCCGAGATAATTTGGGGAAAACAATTAACAATCAAAACTCAGCAATCGCAAATAATGCCGTAGCCATTGCATCGACAAATGCAGATGTAACCGCTACAAATACCAGGGTGACTCAAACTAATGATGCTATAGTATTGCAAGCAACGAGAATTGATGATGCAGAGGGTAGACTTGATACAGCAGAATTAAAAATAACTCCTGATGCTATCACATCTACAGTAACTAATAGCACAACTTATATAAATGATTTAGGTGAGAAAGTCACATCTGCACAAGCTAGTACAATTGCTCAAACTGCATCTAATGTAAAAATAGGATTCAATAACATTTCAAATGTAGTGGATATTGACGAAACAGGGATAACCGTCACTCACGGAGGTTCAGATTATACTCATATGGGCGTGGATGGATTCAAAAAGCACGTAGGCAGCACCAATAAAGATTATCATTATCTCAGTGATGGCGGAGTGATAAGTATTCCCCTAGCATGGGATGGATCTTTGAATTCCGGGTCTGTCACAATACAATTGCCGGATGCTTACAGAGGGAAGAGCTTTGTAGTGATCCCATCGGTAGCATTAACATACTCAACTATCCAGTATTCAATGGGCTATGTTGGTGTACAGGTTACAAGCTATGATTACGCAAATGCTCAAGTAACACTGATCGGATTCTATGGTAATTACAGCAGCGGTAATGCTGGCGGACACTTAGACGCTTCATACATTGCGGTTGCATAAGGGAAGGAGAAAGTGAAATGCTTATCATATTCCACAAAACTACCGGGGAGATATATTCGTTCGCGACTGGCTCGAATCAGGAAATGAGCACTATGTTCCCGGACACTTACACGGAATTGAGACTTACCTACGATGAGGTTCAAATACCTGATCAGGATTGCCCCCCGACGTATAGGCTCATGGGATACAAGGTTGATATTGGCACTAGGTTGTTAGTAGTTAAGTAAAGCCATCTGGCTTATTTTTTTTGTAGAAATGGAGGCTTAAACATGATTAAACCATATAATTTTACGGTTGATATAAAAGCGCGCAACACAATACCAAAGATCGAATGCGTGCAAGGCGACACCAACTCCTATAAGCTAAATATCAGTCTTATAGATGGCGGGTTGCCGATGAATATGACTAGCCAAACGGCTAGACTGGTATGTAAAAAAGCAGATGGAACGACAGTCTTTCAGGACTTTGCGATCGTCAGCGCCTTGGCTGGGACCATAAGTACAGTATTAAGTACCCAATCAATCGCTTATCTTGGCAACGTGGAAGCAGAGATTAAGATCTATGGGCCGAACACTGAGCTTTTAACGAGTACAAGATTTAATTACAGGGTTATTTCCAGCTTACTCGACGAGGCCACAGTGGTTAGTACGAATGATTTTTCTACTCTTACCACGGCATTGTCGGACATAGACCAGGCGATCACAGATGCCGGACTTATAGGGCCACTACATACACAAATACAGGGAGACATAACTACAGGAAATGCTTTACATACAACATTATTGACTGATGTAGCTACTGGTAATACATTAAATACAACTTTAAATACAGATATATCTACAGGCAATACTACTCATGCTACTTTGCAAGCTGATATTACTCAAGCAATGGGTACTACTTTTGCTACAGAAGTCACAAATGCTCGTGGTGGTCAGGTAAATTTAGATACAAGATTAGACACTATTGAGTCTTCTGCTACGCAACTACAGGCTGATAATGTGACACAACTTGCCACGAAAGCTAGCCAAGCAAGTGTGAATGCTAATACCTCGTTGATCGCAACAAATGCAGCAAACATAGCGTCTAATACTTCGGCAATAATAACTGTAGCCAGTGGTGCTCACAAAACGGATTATAC